GACAAAGACCTACGCAGGCCAGATGGATGCCCTTGCAGTATCTAGCGCCAATGTTCAGGAAACGATCGGTAAAGGCATACTTGATGCTTTAAAGGTATTTAGTAAAGATGACAGTATTGAGTCGGCCACTACGGCTATGGAAGATTTTGCGACATCAATAGCAGATGCGATAGTTGGATTTGCCGAATTGACTAAGAGCATCGCTGATAGTCCGCTGGGTACGCTACTTGGTAAGGCACAAGGCAATTCACCTATCAATTTGCTTATTAAGGCCTTAGGTTGGTTTGGTAACAAAAACAAAGCAAACCCGGCAACTACAGCCGAATACAGCGCTACTTCGATGTATTTTACAGCCGAAACGGCAGAGCGTGCCAAGTTAGTAAATACGATCAAAAAACAAAACACTATAGAAAATGAAAAGAAAAGGCTAGCAGCTGCAGAATTAGCAGAAAAGAAAAAACAAGCCGAGCTAGATGCCTTAAAAAAGAAGTTTGATATTGGTCGGATTAACCTGGAGACAGCCCTAGCCAACTCAAAAGATGACGCTGAAAAAGCACGCATTAAGAGCTTGCTAACCATCATGGATGAGGATGCCAATAGCGCCGCCAAACGCATGTCTGAATTAGACAAGGCCAACGCCGAAAAGACTAAAGCCGAGCAGGCAGCTGCCGATAATATGAAGCATTTAGCCGAGCAGGCAGCTAGAGCCGCTGCAGGGCTAGCGGCGGTAGGTAATGCCAGCGGTGCCTACAACTACACAAAGGCTGCTCCATCGTTTGTTTATGGGGCAGGTAGCGTGCCTGATCTACCATCTGGCATGAGTAATGGCGGCGATGAAAACGCGCCAATAAATTACGGCTATACACCTAGCAGCCCATCCTTTACCTACTCACCGCCTACCGTAAATAACTTTTCAATAAGCACACCGCTTGGCACCGAGGATGCGCTAACCGAAACTATGCAGCGCGTGATCCAGAAGTTAAACCGCATGGGCGATAACCTTTCATTTGCAGGGGCGTTGTAATGCCAGTACCTACGGTAAATGCGTTCATAAATTTTGGCACCGGGCCTAGCACGGCTCAGGCCATGATTATTGGCCAGGGCATTATTGGCACTAACGTTTTGGCAGACAGCGCAGCGTTGGTTGTCGATGTATCTAGCCAGGTTGATGGCATAACTACACGCCGTGGCCGTAATGCTGAGGCTGACCAATTTCAGACAGGCACGTGCACCCTACGCATAGTCGATCAAAACGGCGATTTTAACCCTATGAATACGGCAGGGCCTTACTACGGCTTGCTTGATCCGATGCGTAAATTACAAATTACCGCAACGCATCTAGGTATTACTTACCCGATATTTAGCGGATTTATCACAGGTTACGACACCCTAACACCACAAGAGGCTGGCGTGGATGTGGTTTATACGACCATCACAGCTGTAGATGCGTTTAGACTTTTGCAAAACGCACAGATAACTACCGTGGCTGGTACATCGGCAGGGCAGTTAAGCGGTGCTCGTATAAATAATTTGCTCGATGAGGTGTCTTGGCCAGCATCAATGCGTGACGTAGATGCCGGGCTGACCACAATGCAAGCCGATCCAGGCACACAACGCACAGCCTTAGCCGCTTGCCAGACCGTAAGCACAAGCGAGTACGGCGCATTTTATGTAGATGCCACAGGCTCATTTGTATTTCAAGATCGAGCACTAACATCTAGCAGCATAGGCGCTACCCCTACAGTCTTTACCGATACAGGCGGCGATATTAAATACTTCGATGCCCAATGGGTGCTAAATGACGTGCTCGTATATAACCAAGCAAATATCACAAGAACAGGCGGTACGACCCAAACCGCTACCAACGCTTCCAGCATCGCTAAGTACTTTTTACACAGCTATACGCAGACCAATTTGCTCATGCAGACCGATGCGGTGGCACTTGACTACGCGCAGGCCTATTGCGCATCCCGCGCCGAGACTACCGTACGATGCGATGCGCTAACCCTTGATTTATACACAGAAAACTACGACTCAGGCATAGTAGCTGCCCTTAGCCTAGATTTTTTTGACCCAATAACCGTAACCACTAGCCAGCCTGGATCATCCAGCCTGGTTAAAACCTTGCAGATATTTGGCGTGGCTATGACTATTAGACCGAATAAATGGCAGGTAAAATTCACTACGCTAGAGCCAATTATTGACGCATTTATTTTAAACAGCACCGAGTACGCAATTTTAGACACTAGCAGCTTGAGTTACTAAGGAGATAGAAATGGCAGCACCACTAGGATTTAAGGATTTCACGACAGGTGAAGTGCTAACGGCTGGCGATGTAGATGGCTACCTTATGCAAGGCATCTGGGTATTTGCTAGCGCAGCCGCTAGAGATGCAGCCGTAACATCGCCACAAGAAGGCAATTTTGCCTTTTTAAAAGATACAAATGTAACTACTTATTACACGGGTAGTGCGTGGGCTAACTTAGATACTACTGGCATGACTAACCCTATGACTACAACAGGCGACACAATTTACTCATCAAGTGGATCAACGCCTGCACGTTTAGGTATTGGTTCAACTGGTCAAGTGTTGACAGTATCAGGTGGCATCCCTTCATGGGCAACACCATCAGGCGGAACGGCGATTGGTTGCATTCTTTACAACACAAGCAACTACACAATTTCAAACGCTACCGATACGATTTTGACATTTAATACTGAAATCTTGGATACAGACGGCTTTCATTCTACTGTAACAAATACTGGTCGCATAACCATTCCAGCGGGCAAAGCCGGTAAATATTACGTTTTCGCTTGGGGTTCTTATGCAAATAACACAACAGGCTATCGTCAATTAGAAATTTTGGTAAACGGTCGAACAGGTACACCAAGCCGCGTGGGCAATGACTCAGCTTCGTCAGCAAATAACATGGGTTTAAATCCTGTGGGCGCAGCAGTTTTAACAGATGGTGATTACATCGAAGTCAACACTTACCAAAATTCTGGCGGCAGCCTAACCTTCTACGGCGGCGCTGCTGATGTTCAATTCGGCGCACTTTACTTAGGAGCTTAAATGACAACTTATCCAAAACCAGAAAACCTCAACGGCGCTGAACTAATTGCTGAACTTGCTGCCACTGGAATTGAAGTTAATCGCGTTCAAGATAACGGCGATAACACGATCACTCTTGAAACTACAGACAACAAAGCCGAAGCAGTTGTGGCAAATCACAACGGCACAACAGTTGCACATGAACTAACCGTGGCAGAAAAATTGCAATCGGTTGGACTTAGCGTAGATGACTTGAAAGCGGCACTCGGTATTTAATGAGCGAGATTAGTTATAACGGCTGGCCTGCTAGTAAAGATCAAGCGGCAATAGGAGTACAGCCTTACCCGGTAAAAGGCACTAACCTAAAAATTAGATGCGCTGCAGGTGCAGGTGAATTACTAGCTGCATTTGCTGCAGAATTCCATGAACTTATTGAGCCGATCGATGAAGGCAAGTTAGATGACTGGGCTTACTGCTATCGCATGGTACGCGGCACCACCAACAAACTCAGCTGCCACAGCTCAGGTACAGCCATCGACTTAAATGCCACACAGCACCCATTAGGCAAGGTAGGTACTTTTCCATTAGAAAAGGTGCCGATGATCCGAGCGCTAGCCAAGAAGTACGGCTTAACCTGGGGCGGCGATTACCGTAACCGTAAGGATGAGATGCACTTCGAGGTGTCAATAAGCAAGGAGAAAGCCATAGCACTAGCTAAGAAATTGGGGTTATCAAATGCCTAAATCGGCACAATTTACCGTCACCACTAGCGCGCAGATAGTTGTGCCTGAGGAGATAGGCGATCAAATGGCTTACCTACACAGCGCCAGCGGCGCGCTATATATTGGCGGTGCTGACCTTAGCCTTGAAAATGGCTATCGTTTAGATAACGGTGACAAATTAACGCTCATGGTGGGCGATCACAGCGCGCTATATGCCATGACATCAAGCGGCACGGCTACCCTGTTCGTGCTACGTCAGATCAACTAAGGGCGCTTAGGAGATACAAATGCAAGCACAACTAAAAGCGATGGCACTAAGTTATGGCCGAGCAGCTGCGGCAGCCGTTGCAGCGTTATACATGGCAGGTGTTACTGATCCACGCACGCTGGCGAACGCGTTTATCGCAGCCCTAATCGGCCCGGTATTAAAAGCGATCGACCCAAAAGCAAAAGAGTTTGGTGTAGGCAAGAAGTAATGCGCAGACTGGTAGGGGCGGTGGCCTTGCTACTGTTCCTATCAGGGTGCAGCTATCAGGGATGGGTAAGGTATGAGTGCCAAGAATACGAAAACTGGGGCGAAGCTAAGTGCCAGCCACCTGCCTGCGAAGTGGTGGGTACATGCACCAAAGACTTACTCCCAAAAGACGTATATGAAGCGCCTAACGCCTGAGCAGCTACATGCCAGGCTTATCGTGTTTATTGGCTGCACGCTTGCCCTGGTATTTGCCTTTAGTGTATTTGGGATGCTGTACGCGCTAATATTTGTAACTCAGCCTATTTCAAATCAAGCGCCTAACGATCGAGCGTTTATCGACCTGCTTACAACGCTAACGATATTTTTGACTGGCAGCTTAGGCGGTGTGCTCGCAGGCAACGGCCTAAAGTCCAAGCCTAAAGACCCACACGACACGCCGCCAAATACGCCGAGTACTTGATTATGTCGGTAGGGCGCTTTACC